AGGCCAACGTCGCGCTGAAGTCGACGATCAAGAACATCGATGACTTCCTCGTCTCGCCGATGATCAAGGCGCTCTACCACTGGAACATGAAGTGGAGCGACAATGCCCGCGCCAAGGGTGACCTCAACGTCGTCGCCAAGGGCAGCACGTCCCTGATCCAGCGCGAGGTTCGCTCTCAGCGGCTGCTGCAACTGCTGTCTCTGATCAGTAATCCGGTTGACATTGCCATCACGAAACGTAGAGAACTGCTTACGGAAATCGTGAAGAGCATGGACATTAACCCTGAAATGGTTCTTAAATCAGAGGAAGAGCTTGCAAAAGACGCGCAACTCCAGCAAATGCTCGCCCAAGGCGGCGCGAGCGATCCTCAGTCTGACGGCCAATCCCCAATGGAAGGAATACAAGACCTTTCTAATGGAGCGGCTGGAGGCCTGCCGGGACAGGTTGGAGACCGCTCAGGACCACAGGTTTGAACAAGGGCGAGCCGCTGAACTGCGGTTCATCCTTGAGCTAGAAGAAACGGCTGAGGCCGTTCTGAAAACCGAGAGGTCGGCACCCGCCGACAACTCACTGTATTAACCCCAGCGGACTCTCCAAGTGGACCCGCAAAAAGGTGATCAATGAAGGTAGACCCGGAGCAACTTGAACGAGAAGCCGAAGAGCTTCAGCGCAAAATGCTTGAAGAACTCGGTGCCCAGAATCAGGACACCACCGAGAACCAAGGGCAAGCTGAACCCGCCCCCGAACAGTCATCGGAAACGGCGGTCGACGGCCAGCAGACTGAGGTGGAAGAGGATCGCGGCGATCCGACCCCATCGCTCGATGAGCAACTCAAGCTCGCCGAGGAACGTGTCAAGAACGCCCAGTCTCGAATGACCAAGGCCACGACCGAGGCCGCAGAGCTTAAGCGATCCGTCGCTGACCTCCGCGCCGAAGTCGAGACCCTTCGGTCCCAACTGGCTCAACAGCCCGAGGAAGATGTTGAACTGCGTACCCTCGCCGAGGAGTACCCCGACATCGCCGCGCCGCTGCTGAAACAGATTGAGGCCCTGAAGGCTGAGGTCAGAGAAACCCGCAACCTCACCGAGGAAGAGCGAAAGCAAGAAACGACCAAGCGACACTTCCAGACCATCCGGTCGGCGCATCCTGACTTTGACACAGTCGTGTCGGACGACGGGTTCACCGAGTGGCTCGAGCAGCAGACGCCGACGTGGCGCAGGATTGCCGAGGCTGGGACCGCTGACGAGGTCGTTGAGCTTCTGTCTCGTTTCAAGGGCGAGGCGGCATCGCCGCAACAGCCGGAATCCACAATTGAGGAAGCGCGGAAGTTCGCTGAACCCACGCTTCCGAAGGCGAGGAAACCGGATTCGAACTCGAACAAGCGCATCTGGACGCGAGACGAGATCAACCGCCTCTCACTTCAAGACTACGAGAAGTTCGAGGCTGAGATCGACCAAGCGTATCTGGATGGGCGGGTTCGCTGAATCAACTGTTGTGAACTGAGGTCACTCCAATGCCCGCTTTCCCCACCGGTGGCGCGAACAGCGCCGCCAACTTCATCCCCGAAATCTGGTCGAAGAAGCTGCAGGCGAAGTTCTACGCCTCTTCGGTCCTCCCCTCGATCAGCAACACTGACTACGAGGGCGAGATCACCGGCGAAGGCAACAAGGTGAAGATTCGTACCGTCCCCTCCGTGACGGTCTCGGACTACACCGGCACCGTCTCGTACGCCGACGTGACGACCCAGATCGTCGAACTGAACATCGACAAGGCCAAGTCGTACGCCTTCAAGGTGGACGACATCCTGAAGGTTCAGGCCGACATCGCCTTCCAGAACGAGTCCGCCAAGGACGCTGCCGAGCAGATGCGGATCGCTGTCGAAACCGACGTTCTCGCGAACATCGTGACCGGCGCGACCACGACCCTCGACAAGGCGTCGGTGTCGGCCTCGAACATCCTCGACCACGTCCTCGAGGCTGGCCGGAAGCTCGACGAACTGAACATTCCGGAGTCTGACCGGTTCATCGTCCTCAGCCCGCTCTACATCGAGATGCTGAAGAAGTCGGACCTGAAGCAGGCCTACCTCACCGGTGACGCCACGTCGCCGCTGCGGAACGGCAAGGTCGGCATGATCGACCGGTTCACGGTCTACCAGTCGAACCTGCTCGCCATCGGCACCGGCGGCGATGCTGGCAAGACCCTGTGCCTTGCCGGTCACCCGAAGGCGACCTGCTTCGCCTCCCAGTTCGTGAAGACGGAGACCATCCGTCTCGAGACGACGTTCGGCGACGGCGTGCGCGGCCTCAAGGTCTACGGCTACAAGGTCGTGGTCCCCAACGCGCTGCTGACGCTGAAGATGAAGACCACCGCCTAATCGGCGTGAGAGGGGGCTTCGGCCCCCTCTCTTTCTTTCTATGAGGAGAACACATGGACGTCAGTACCATGAACAAGGACGAGCTTTTCGACTTCGCCCTCAAGCAGTTCGGTGTGACCATCGACAAGCGGCGCAGGCTGGAAGAGCTTCAGGCGCAAGTCGCCAAGTACCAGACCATCGGCGCTCGCACGAAGCCGAAGGTCATGCCGGGTGAACGTGTTCCGGCGTTCGTCCGCAATATTCGCACCGGGGTAGTCTGGCCTTGGAATCCTCTGTACAAAGGCAACCCTGATCTCGAGGTAATCGAGTGGGAGCCTGAGAATGCCGAGCCTGAAGGTCACTGACCTCATCAACAGCGTTGCATCGACGCTGCAGGACACCTCCTTCGTCCGTTGGACGGCGCAGGAACTCCTCAACTACCTGAACGAGGCGCAGCGCCAGATCGTGCTGCACCGTCCCGACGCCCGCGTGGTGAATGCTTCGTTCACCTGCGTTGCTGGTCCGAAGCAGTCCCTGCCGTCTGGCGCGACCCGCCTCGTTGGCGTGACCCGGAACGTCAATGGCCCGGCGATCACCAAGATCAAGCGCGTGATCCTCGATACCAACCTGCCGAACTGGTACAGCCAGTCCCTCGGCAGCGACGGCTGGGTCAAGCACTACATCTACGACCAGCTTGACCCGAAGACGTTCTACCTCTTCCCCAAGCCGCATGCGAACCACCAGATCGAGATCACCTACTCGGAGCCGCCGCCGGTTATCACGGTTGCGAACTTTGCGACTGACACGCAGGTGATCGGCCTCGACGACATCTACGCCAACGCCATCATGGACTACATGGCCTACAGGGCGTACGCCAAGGACAACGAGTACGGCAACGTGAACCGCGCCGGTGTCTTCATGCAGGCCTTCCAGAACGGGATTGGCGTGAAGACGCAGGGTGATGGCGTCGTGGCCCAGAACATGAACCAGAACGATCCGGGGGTGGCCCAGTGAAGTACTCCGACTTCTTCCTCTACGTCATCCCCGAGGTTCCGGGGTGCCCCGAGTTCGTGGCAGAGCGGGCGATCCGCGAAGCAGCCATCGACTTCTGCATGAAGACCGACCTGTACATCGCAGAGCCCGAGAAGCTGCAGATCGTGGCGAACGTGTCGGACTACGATCTTCCGGCCCCCACGGGCGCGGAGCCGAATCATGTGCTGGCCCTGCTGCGCGAGGGTGTGAAGCTGGAGCCCAAGCGGTACACGGATGCATTCATGCTGTCCGCGATGGCGACTCCTGCGCCCCCTTCGTACTTCGCCCAGCGCGACAACACCTCGCTCATGGTCGGCCCGAAGCCGAAGGACTCCGAGCAGCTTGACCTGCTGATGAGCCTGAAGCCTTCCGCCACATCGACGTCGATGCCCGACACGGTCGGGTACGAGAACCGCGAGGTGATCTCTGCCGGTGCGCTGTACCGCCTGCAGGTCATGGCGGGCCAGCCTTGGACGAATGGCAACGCCGCTGGCGTGAACAAGGCCATCTATGACCGTGGCATCGCTGCTGCCATGCGCCAGTCCCACTATGGATTCAGTGGAGCCAGCCTCACCGTCCAAACGAGAGAGTTCATCTGATGATCACCGAAAAGCCCCCCGCTCACACCCCCAGCCGACTGACCCGTGTCGCCTGCTCCACCGTCTCTGCCCGCATCGCCCTGCAGGCGAACACTCGTCGTCTGGAGATCACGAACATCGCGGCCCAGCAGATGATGATCCAGTTCGGCAACAGCGCCGTTGTGGCCGCAATTCCGGCTGCTGGAGCCTCTGTCAACGGCGGCTACCTCCTGCCCGCAATCGCGGGCGCAAAGGCCTTCCTTGACGCCCCCACTGACGCCACGCACGTCGCCTTCATTCTGGGCGCGTCCACCGGCGATGCGTTCGTCTCTGAAAGCGCCGACTGATGGCATACAGCGAAACCATCGAGCTTGTGCAGGGTGACCGTCTACCGCAACTGACGTTCACCCTGCGCGACCAGAACACCGCAGCCGCCGGGAAGACGCTCGACCCGGATGACCCATCGACGTGGGCCCCGTTCAACCTGACGGGCGGCTCGGTCCAGCTTCACATCCGCATCGCGGGATCGTCGGCCATCAAGGAGACCCTGACCGGTGTCCTGACCGACCCTGCGAACGGCGTCGTGACCTTCGTCTTCAGCGCCACGACCCTCAGCGATGAGGGCATCTACGAGGCTGAGATCGAGTACACGAACAGCGGCGGGCTCAACCAGACCATCTATGACCTCGTGAGGTTCAAGGTCCGAGCCCAGTTCTGATGATCCGCGCCCTTCTCCACGTCCAGCATCCGGATGCGTCGGTAGAGCTTGTCGCCCTCGCTTCCACTGCGGAGTGGAAGAGGGTGGCTGCGACCGTCGCGTGGTCGAGCATTGCTGTCGTCGACGTGGACATGCAGGAGCGGATCAAGGTTCTGCTCGAGAGCCTGATCCTCGCCGACAACGTCCTGATCTCCGTCACCAAGTCCGCTCAGGATGCGGTGGCCGTCATCGATTCCGTCGCGGTCAGCCTCACGGCTGCGAAGGCAGACACGGTGGCTGTGTCGGACCTCGTGTCGAAGGCCATCGACAAGCTCGCCTCCGATGGCGTGAGCGTCAGTGACACCCAAGTCTTCAGCATCACCAAGCTGATCGAGGACACCCTGTCGCTCGTCGACGTCCTCGACATGTCTTCGTCGATCCCGCCGCTCGACAGAACTGATTCGGCAACCATCAGCGACCTTGTGTCGTTCCTGATGACGAAGGACATCGCAGATACAGCAAGCATTGTTGATGCGATTGCGCTGGCGCTGACGAAGGCGGCGTCGGAGACGGTGACGGTTTCTGATACTGTCGCCGCTGATGTAACCAAGGCGCTGACCGAAGCTCTGGCTGCGACTGATGCAGCATCGATTTCAACGACTGCTGAAAAGTCGGAGGCGGTGAGCCTCAGCGATGTTCTTTCTCAGTCTGTCACCAAGGCCCTGCAGGACTCGGTTTCGTTTTCAGATGACCTCGTCATCATTTTTGTTTACTCACAGAAGAGCGTACTGAACGAGTTCGTTCTCAACGACGTCACACTCAACACCTAGAGGTCACCATGAGTGGTATCGAAGACGGCCTGAAGATGACGGGTCGCCTGCAAATCTTCCGCAACGACGAACTCGTCCACGACATCGACAACCTCGTCGTCACGGTCGGCAAGAACTTCGTCGCCAGCCGAATCGTCGGCATCACCCCTGCGGTCATGTCTCACATGGCTGTCGGCACCGGTGCTGTCGCTGCGGCTGCGGGAGACACCGCCCTCGGCGCAGAGCTTGCGCGGGTGGCCCTGTCCGGAAACAGCGCCACCAACAACGTGGTCAGCTACAGCGCCAACTTCCCGGCTGGCACCGGCACCGGTGCGCTGACCGAGGCGGGCATCCTCAACGCTGGCGCTGCTGGCACGATGTTCTGCCGCACGGTCTTCGCCGCCGTGAACAAGGGCGCGTCCGACGCCATCACCATCAACTGGACGGTGACGGTCAACTAAGATGGCCGTTCGCTACTCGAACCGGGCGAGGACGACTCTGGCGGGCGCTATCAATGCGTCCGTCACGTCGATCTCGGTCGCCTCGAGCGCGAGCTTCCCGGCCATCACGGGCCTCGACCACTTCTACGCGACCATCGCCACGAGCGACAACTCGCAGATCGAGGTGGTCAAGGTCACGGCTGTGTCGGGAACGGCGTGGACCGTGGTGCGCGGACAGGACGGGACGACCGCTCAGTCGTGGGGCTCTGGCACCACTGTCGAGGGCAGGCTGAATGCGTCCCTCCTGTCGGACCTCGTGGCCGTGCCAGCCTCGACGACGCCCCCGTCCGCGCCGAAGGACAACGACTTCTGGTTCGACAGCGAGAACGGCGTCCTCAAGATTTACTACAACGACGGTACGTCGGCGCAGTGGGTCGATGTGGCATCCGGCGTTACTGGCCCCCCCGGACCCGCTGGACCCGCTGGCTCCGGTACGACGATCAACAACACGCTGACCAGCACCAGTACGACCGAGGCCCTGTCCGCAAACATGGGCAAGACGCTGCAGGACACGAAGCAGAAGAGCATCACCTACGGAACCGCCGCGCCAAGTGGTGGCGTTGACGGCGACATCTATCTTCAATACGTCGCGTAGGTAACCTGATGCACAGGCTCGAGGCTGGACAAATCGTTGCGGCCAACCACAACTACGAAGTCATCACATCCGGTGACTACGACGACTATGACCTTGTGCCGTGCCGCAGGATAGTCGACACCAACGGCGCTACCTGCGCTTTTCTTGCCATCTCGGTGCTTGGCATCGAGCAACCGGAGTAGTGGAACATGAAGGCCGCTTTCGAACAGGTCTTTAACGGATCGCTGGCGCAGGTCGGCATCGGCGGGGCCTACGACGCCGCGAAGATCAATCGCGGCAAGCACACCGGGCAGTTCAACCTCGGGAGCGGCGACCTCGACAAGTTCGTCGGCCCCGCGCCTCTCGGCGTGGCGAATTTCGGCGAAAGCTCGCTGGCGATCACGTCCGCCTTCGTGCATCCCATCAAGATCAGCGACGACCTCTTCTGGATTTTCGGCGCGGACAGCGCGACGGCGGCGGCAACTCGGCGGGTGCAGCTTTGGACGTTTGTCCCCTCCACCAACACCTACACCCTTGTTGGCGCGATCACCTGCACATTCCCGACCGCGACTGCCCACACGGTGCGCGGCTTCCGGGTCATCCTCGAAAACTACACGACCGGCACGGTGGCGGTTTCTGGCACCGGCGTCACGGGCACCAGCACGGTCTGGGGCACCGGCCTGTCTGTCGGCTCGCGCATCGGCTTCGGCTCGACCGACCCGACCCAGATCACGACTTGGTCTCAGATCAGCGCCATCGGCTCGGACACTGGCATCACCCTGACGACTGCTGCGGGCACCATCGCGGCTGGCACAGCTTACGTCATTCAAGACCTGATGGTCGTTCAGGCTACGACCAACGCGACCGT